TGCCGCTCAAGGGCGACGGCGAGTACGGGCCGAAGGTCAAGCGTGCCATGGGCCACGATGGCCGCGACGAGCACATCCTCGAGAACATCGCGCGCGACTACGACCAGGCCGTGGTGGTGGGCGAGAAGAACCTAGCCCGGCAGGCGCTGCTGGCGCTGGTGGCGGAGAACGACGACCCGGCACTGTGGTCGATCGGTATGCCGCCGCGCGGGCGCTTCGTCGCCGGCAAGGTCTATAACGTGGTCGACCCGAGCTTGCCGAAGGGCGAGCAGACCATCGGCTCGTTCACCGCGCGCTCGCAGGTGGATTCCTTCTTGGAAGGCGCGGGCCCGAAGGCCGCAAGCTATCTGGTGCTGGACTCCAACGGCGCCCGCGTGCAGGAGTTCATCAAGCCGCTGCAGGACAACGAGGTGATGGTCTATGTGGAGGGCGAGCCGGTGCGCATCCAGATTCAGGACGCGACCCTGGCGCAGCAGATCCGCCCGCTCGACAGTAGCCAGCTGCACCCGATTCTGGCCTTCATGCGCGGCATGAACCGCTATCTGTCCAAGATCTACACCGGCTACAACCCGGCCTTTATCTGGCGCAATGCCGCGCGCGACGCCTTGACCGGCTCCATCAACATGCTGGGCAACGAAGGCGCAGTGGTGGCCGCGCGCGCCTGGACCAAGTACCCGGGCGCGGTGAAGGCGCTGGCGCAGTGGGCCGCCACCGGCAAGACCCCCGCGGGCAAGACCGGTTCCTACCTGACCGAATACCGCCTGCACGGCGGCAAGACCGGCGCCTCGTGGATGTCGGACCTCGAGCAGCAAGGCAAGAGCCTGACCCGCATGTATGAGGACGCCTATGGCGCGACCGGTTACCTGCGCGCGGGGCACGGGCTGACCGCGGCCAAGGTGGCCGGGCGCAAGATCGTCGGCGGGATGGCGCATGTGGTGGAAATTGCCAATCAGGCCACCGAGAACGCGCTGCGCCTGGCGCTGTATATGACCATGCGCGAGCGCGGCGAAACCCCCGCGCGCGCCGCGCAGGCGGCCAAGAACGTCACGGTGGACTTTGACCGCAAGGGCAGCGCCACCGGCGTGCTGGGCGCGATCTACCTGTTCTTCAACCCGGCCGTGCAAGGCACCGCCAACGCCCTGCGCACGCTGGTGCATGGCAAGCATCGTGGCCAAGCGTTTGCGGCGCTCGGCATGCTGGCGGTGCTGGGCTACTTTGCCGCCTCGTTCGGGCTCGATGATGACCGGGACCGCTGGCTGGGCGAGGGCTGGGACATGCGCACCAAGAGCTTCGTGATGAAGCTGGGCGGGCACACGCTGCGCATCCCGCTGTCGCAGGAGTTTGCGCCGGCCTACGCCTTTGGCGTGGCCATGGCCGAAGCGATGCGCGGCGAAGGCGCGATGAAATCGAGCGTGCGGCTGGTGTCCTCGTTCCTCGACGCCTATTTCCCGCTGAGTGGCGCCTTCAACCCGGACAGCAACAACCACGCGCTCGATGCGGTGCTGGCAGCCACGCCGACCGTGCTCAAGCCCGCGGCCGAGCTGGCCGCCAACCGCAACCACTTCGGTAGCCCGATCGTGCCGGATTCGATCGCCACCAAGAACCAGCCTGACAACCTCAAGATGACCCGCGGCACCAAGGGCACCTTCTTTGATGGGATGGCGCAGCAGATCGCCGTGGCCGGGGAAAAAATGGGCGCGGGCCGCTTCGAGAACGACCTGAGCAAGGTCAGCCCGGAAACGCTCAAATACCTGTGGCGCACCTATGCCGGCGGCCTGGGCCAGTTCGTGACCGATAGCGTCGGCGCGGCCGGGCTCGCCGCCACCGCGCCGGGCGCGATGGGTAGCAGCGACATTCCCATCCTCAAAGACTTCTGGCGCGAGAACGATGTCAAGCCGATCCGCGGGCGCTATTACGACCTGGCCAACGAGACCCATGCGGCCGCGGCCGAATTCCAGGCCGCCCGCAAGGCCGGCGATGGCGCGGCGGCCGGGCAGCAACTCGAGCGCCCCGGCCAGGCCGAGCTGGTCGGGCTCGATCGCCTGTTCCGCAAGACCAGCAAGAGCGTGGCCGCGCTGCGCGACGAGGCCGTGACGGTCAACGCCGACCCGGCGCTGTCGACGGCCGACAAGCGCGCGCGCCTCAAGGAGCTGGAGACCATGGAGGAAGGCATCTACCGCGGCGCAATCGGCGCCTTTACCAAGCCGTGAGGCGCGCGCGAGGTGCGGCCAACGCCATGCGCGCCCGGCCCGGATTGAATCGGACAGAGGAGGACAGCCGAAACCCGTGATAATGGATAGGCTCCGATGGCAGACATTGGGGCCTTTTCCTATAAAATCCGCGCAATAACGGGAACTTAGGGCCACTCATGAACGAGGAAATCAGACAGGTAGCGGACGTGGCGAAAGATCCCACGTCATTTAGCCTGCTCACCTATGGCTGGGTCATCGCGCTTTCCGCATGGGGCGGGACGGTGCGATTCATTCGCAAGGTAAGGGCCGGACATATGAGTATCAAACAAGCCGCATTCACCCTGGTCGGTGAAATCGTGACCTCCTCCTTCGCCGGGGTGGTCACGTTCTACCTGTGCCAGGCCACCGAAATCTCCGGGTTGTGGACCGCGGTGATGGTCGGGGTGGCGGGCCACATGGGCGGGCGCGCACTCGAGCCGCTCGAGGGGCTGTACCGGCGCTGGTTGACCGGCAACAAGGACCAGGCCAATGACGCTGGATGAGGTGATGAAGGGCGCGGTGCTGCCGGCGCTGGCGCTGCTGCCGCCGGGGATGGACCGGCCGCAGGCGCGCGTGATGCTGCTGGCGATCGGCCAGCAGGAAAGCCGCTTCACCTACCGCGAACAGATCGGCGGTCCAGCGCGGGGCTTCTGGCAGTTCGAGGCCGGCGGCGGGGTCAAAGGGGTGATGACCCATGCGGCCAGCAAGGCGCTGGTGCAGCAGGTGTGCGCATGGCGCGGCGTGCCGTTCGAGCGGGATCGGTTATGGGCGGCGCTGGCCACCGATGATGTGCTGGCCGCCGCCATGGCACGCCTGCTGCTGTGGACCGACCCGCGTGCGCTGCCGGGCCGTGACGATGCGCAAGGCGGCTGGGACTTGTATGCGCGCGTATGGCGCCCGGGGCGGCCGCACCGGGAAACGTGGAATGCCTTCTACGCGAAGGCGGTCCAGACGATCTACCAGGGGAAATGATGCAACTGATCGACGGATGGAAGGCCGCGCACCGGCTCTTTACGGTGCAGCTGGCCGCGCTGCTGGGCCTGATTGCCACCGCCTGGGACTATGTGCCGGCGCTGCAGCAGTACCTCGACCCGGCCTGGGTCAAGTGGTTTGCGCTGGCCATCATCGCGGCGCGCGTGATCCAGCAGAACAAGGCCACGGCCGAGGCCGGCAAGATCCTGGGGCTGGCCTTCCTCGTGGGGATGCTGCTGGCGCTGCCGGCGGTGGCGCAGGCCCAGCCCGCGCCGCTGGTCGGTTTCAGTCACAGCCAGCCCAGCGCCAAGGCGGTCACGCTCACGGCGATCGGGGAGGCAAAACATAGCCTGCGCCTGGCCGCCTACCAGTACACCAACCCGGACATCATTCGCGCGGTGATCGCGGCCAAACAGCGTGGCGTGGACGTGGCGGTGATCCTCGACCGCACCCAGCGCGACGGCGACAGCCAGGCCACCATGGTGGCCTCAAGCGTGCCGTGCTTCATCGACGGCACCTACCGGATCATGCACCACAAGTTCATGGTGATTGACGGCGTGAGCGTGGAGACCGGGAGTTTCAATTACACCCGTTCGGCCGACACCGCCAACGCGGAGAACGCGCTTTACCTGCGCGGCGTGCCGCAGCTGGCCGCCACCTACACCGGCGAATGGCAGCGCCTGCGCACCCTGCCGCGCACCACCGCGTGTCCCGGGGGTGGCCAGTGATTGCGGCGCCGCGGCTGATTCTGGCGCTGGTGCTGGCCGCGCTGCTGGTGGGCGCGGGCTGGTGGCTGCGCAGCTTCCCGGCGCGCACGCAGGCGGCGCAGCTGCTGGCCCAGCATGCCAGCGACTTGAAGCTGGCCAACGATGTCGCGGAGAAGCTCTTGCACGAAGCGCTGGCGCGGCAGCGGCTGCTCGAGGAGGCCAATGCCCGGGTGGATGCTTTACAGAAAGGAATGGACGATGCGAAAGCGACTACTGATGATTTGCGCCGCCAGCTCGCTGCTGGCACTCGCCGCGTGCTCGTGCGCGCCAGCTGCCCCGCCGCCGGTGGCGGAGCGGCCCCTGCCCCCGCCGCCGCCGGCGTGGACAATGAGGCCGGTCGAGCCCAACTTGACAACGCGGTTGCAGAACGACTTTTCGGTCTTGCCGGCGACGGCGACGCGGCCATCCGGCAACTAGGCGCGCTGCAGCATTACGTCACGGACGTGTGCCAGGCTGGGGTACACTGAACCTCCCCGCCTTGAACCGACTCGCTCAAGGTTTGCGCCCCGGCCTACTGGAACCGGGGCGCTTTTCTTTTAGGCGCGGCGCTTCTCGAACCGCTTGCGCTTCTTCATCCACGCCAGCACCTCCGGGTCTCGCATGATCGTCTCCCGGTACTGGGTGGTGTAGGCGTACATTTCACTCCCGGTCGGCGGCTCAATGCGGTAACACATCCAACCCATATTCAGCAGGTCGGTTATCACCTCGTGGTCGCCGCTGCGATCGTGGGAAATGCGCGAGCCGGCGGGGATGTCTTGGCCAAAGATGGCCGGCAGCTCCTCCGGCTTCCATCCCGCGGATTCCGCTTCCATTTTGGCAACCATGTGCCGGCCGGTGTCATCGAGTGCGGCCATGGTCAGGCTCCCACGGTCTCGAGCAAGCGCTCAAACAGCCGCGACGGCTTGTAGCCGAGCTGCTCGAACATGGTCGACAGCTCCTTGAGCACGATGGTGTTGGCGTCGGGCAGCGGGTGCCAGTGCTCCGGCTCCGGGGTATCGGTGGCGTCCATGATGTCGCGCATGATGGCCTCGCTCACCGGGTGCCCAATCAAGATCGTGGCCGATCGCGCCAGCGCACCCAAGTTCGGGTGTTCGGCCATGATCGCGGTATCGGTGAGCCAGGCCGACAGCCGTATCACCTCCTTGGTGGTCAGCTCGGCCGCGGCGGTTTGCGGCAGCTCCAGGCTTTCGAAGGTCGGCGTGCGCTTCCTGACGGTGAGGGTCTTCGATTCGGCCACTTCTTTTTCCTTTTCGGGTTGGGTATCGGGGCAGGACATTGGCGCCGGGTTGGCGCGGGCAAAGCGTTTCATGCGCGAGAGAAAGTCCACATCATCGCGCGTACCGGGCTTGGTCAGCACGAAAAAGGTGTGCTCGACGCCGTTGGGCGCGGCCGTGTCGACGTGGATGCTGCTGTGCTTCTGGTAGGCGCGCAGCGGTTCGAGGCCGGCGCTGCGCACCATGTTCTTGACATCGGTCAGGCGAGACATGCGGCAGCCCTTTCCATCTGGGTATCGGTGACGGCGGTGGTGTCGTTCGCGGTGACCTTGACGAAGGCCGATAGCGTCATGCGTTGGCGCGCGTGGGCCCGGCGGCGACGCTGGGCGCGCTGGCCACCGCCGCGGACCACCGGGCGCGCGAGCACGGCCACGGTCTTGGCCACGCGCATCCAGCCGTCCGGGTCGGTCCACAAGACTTTGGTGCCGGGCGGGAGGTCGCCGGCCGCGCGTGGCAGCAGCATTTCCAGCCCCACGCTGCCGGAGAGGCGCAGGCCGTGGTAGCCGTCGCGCTGGAACAGTTCTTGTTTGGTCCACTTAGCCATGGTTGGCCCCCTTGGTGATTTCGGCGCGGATGGCGGAAGCGGCCTGCCCGGTTGCGATATAGAAACTGTTGCCGTCGATGGATTCAGACATGCGACCCTGCGCTTCGGCAATCTCCGCCGCCCGCGTCATGCCGGCTGCGTAGGCGGCTTGCCAAACCTCGAATTCGCTCTCCTTGGTGCTTCGGCCTCTACCGAACCAGACAAACTGACTGGCCCACTTCTCGAATTGTTCACGCATCTTTCTTCCTCTCTGCGTTGGGCGCCTCAGCGGCGGCGAGCATGGATTCGTAGACTTCCCGATAGACGGCGTAATCGCCTTCCGTGCATTCGTTCCATGCCGCGTCGAGCATCTTCTGTGTAGGCTTAGTCGGGACCAATTTCCATCCTTCCGGCACCGCCACCACTGCTGCGGGCTGGGGCACTGCCACAGGCACGGCGACCGTGTGGAGCGATTCCACCGCCTCGCGTGATACCAGTGAACCATTTGCCGGCAATTCGCAGAAGAAGTCATCCGGGCCGCGCGTATCGCCATCGCGCAGGATGCAGCGCGCCACGTCTGCGGGGGTTGCATCGCGCAGCACCATGCGCTGACCGGCGCTAACGTCGATCCACCAGCCCCAGCGCTCGCGCGGAATGTCGCGCTCCATGTCCTTGCGGCTCTTGAATCTGACCATGTGGACGTTGGCCGTCGCCTGATTCTCAGCCATTACTCGCCCTCCTTGCTGGCGCGCATTGCCTTTTCCAGTTCATCAAGGAAAAAGTTGATATTGGCCGTTTCGTGCGCGTACAGTTCAAGGTTGAAGCTCAGGCGGCGGCGCTCTGCGATGAAGTCTCGCAGCCACTGCGGGCTCTCCACCTCCGCCCGCGAGGACGAGGCGCGGGAGAGGGCGTCGGCAAAACGCAGCAATCCACGGTCACCGCAGAAGTGCCAAGCATCGCAATCATCGAGATACCCGCCGTGCATGCCGGCCAGCTCTTTGATTTGATCCCCAGACAGTGCCACACTCTGCCGGGAAGCGCGCGCATCCTCTGCGGGCCGATCAAATACGCTATCTACTGCCGCATCCACTTGCTTATTTTGATCCTCGCTCCACCGCTTGATGCAAAGTCGAAGCGCAGGGTCACGCTTCGTGTCACCGTTGTACATAATCGGAGGGATCGCCACCATATCGGCGCTGTCACCGGAATGGTTGGCAGGCGATGCGGCCATAACACGCCAATCTTCGTCGCGCTCCGACCACTCAAATTCGCATCCATCCTCGTCGAACGGGATGAACCATTTCGAGCTATCTTCCGCCGTCACGATGCGCACAGGAATCGGCTTGCCGTTATTGCGCGTCGGGTGCGTCATCCAAAGCCACTCAGCATCCGTCAGCGCGGCAGCCGATGCGCTCGGCACGTCATCCGACGACTCAAGGAATGCCCGCACCCCAGTCCACCGGCCAATCTGATCGATAGTCATAAGATCGATTGCCGCCTGAATCAGCGAAACGGCCCACGCTTCGCGCGCTTCGCTCGGCGCGGCGCGCAGGCAATGCGGCTGCCCGCCTTCCGGGTAGGCGCAAGGCACATCCGCATTGTTGCCACCGCAAGACTTGCACACCATCTGGCGGCCGGCCTCACTATGGTCTGCAGGCGCGGCGCTCGCCACCGACGCGCGGTAGCGCTCGGCGCGCTTGCGGTATTCATGCACGGCGCGGCGCATGCCGCTGATATGCTCCCCGACCGACTCGCGCGCCTGCTGCGCGTGGGCATCGTCTACCTCATCGCCCTCATCCTCGGCCACGGTCAACGCATCGCGCTCGTACAGCGCGCGCTCCAGCGCATCAAAGGTGGCCGCCATGTGGTCGGCATCGGTCAGGACGTACCGGATCGGATAGGGATTATTCGGCATGCTGCAGATCCTCGTGTTTGATCGGGTTGAACAGCCAGGCGGTGGCCAGCGGGTCGGCGGCCGGCTTCCAGCTGGGGTGCAGGTGCGGGTTCAGGCTTTCGTGATAGATCCGCTCGTGGTGATCCTCGACACTCTCCCCGGGCAAAGGCGGGTTCGGATGGGGCCCCACCGCATAGGGCGGGTTGGCGATGCCAGGCTTGGGGTCGGGCAGGTGGACCTGATTGGCCTTGCGCAGGCGCTGCATGGCCGACAGCAGGCGCAGGCGCGAATACCGGGGAAAGCACAGCTCCAGCTCCTTGACCGTCAGCGGCCCAATCTGGGACAGCAGGCGCAGGATGTCGGCCTTCACGGCCGCGGGGGTGATCGTGCTCATGCCTCTACCACCCCCTGCAGCCGTTCGATGCGCTCGCGCAGCATGGCCGAATGGTGCTTCCAGTGCTCGTGTGCGGCATCGGCCTGCAGCAGCTCGCGGCGGGCCTGTTCGAGATCCTTGGCGGCCTGCTTGGCCACGCTGGTCGGTGCAAACAAGGCGATCATTTGAGTTTCCCCCTGGCAAGTTTGGCCGCGACCTGGGTGCGCAGGATCGCGTCGGTTTCCCGGTGCAGCACGATGATGCCGCGGATGGCGGCCTCCGGGTAACAGCCGATCTTTTCCACCATCGCTTCGAGCCAGTAGGTCAGCGTGCGCAGCTCGTCGCCGTTGGCGCCAAAGCGCCCGGTCTCGTTCTTGCGCTCGAGGATGGTGGTGAAGGCCGCCGCGCACGCCTCAGCGGCCCGGAACAGCGGCACATCGTTGAATTGCTCGGCCGTCAGCAGCGCGATGCCCAGAAAATCGTGCAGCTGGTCCGCGTGGCGCTCGCCAAAGGAGCCATCCTTGAGTGCGGCAATGCCGTTCAGCATCACGATGGTCTGGGACACGATCTTGTCCGGGTCATCATCGACGCGCGGCAGGTTATCGCCGCGCAGCAGCGCCCGGTGGATCTTCTTTGGCGCCTTCGGCTGGGGCATCTTGCGGTGCTTGAGCGCGCGCCGGTGGGCGCGGCTCAGGGCTTGCAGTGCGGTCATGGGTCATTGCTCCCACGGGACATCGATGGCGGGCTGGGCCGCCGGCTGGGCCTGCCGGGCCCGGCTGACGATGCCAGCCAGGCGCGACGGCCGACGCGCATCCTGCGCCGCGCGCTCGTCGGTCAGCGCCGCGGTGGCGGGCGCTGTCGGCTCTGCCGCTGCCGTGGCGGCCGGGGTGGCCGCCGGCTGCGCCTCGTCCCGATCGTCGTAGCCCATGGCCTGGTTGTCGTGGGTCAGCAGGCGCTCGAGCGCTTCGGAATCGGTGGGCAGCAGCTTGGAGCCGCGCTTGATGACCGACTTCACGCTCATCTGGTCTTCCCACTTGTTCCACACGCCCTGGGTCTTGGCGGCCGCGCGCACCTTGACCAGATCGCGCTTGAACATGACTTCCCGATGCACCTCGCCATTGGTCATGCGGAAGATGGCGTAGGCGGCCACGATCGGGCCGGGCTCCTCGTCGCCGGCATAGGGCTCGTGCTCGATGCGCGCGTCGTCGCCGCGGGTGAAGCGGAAGTGGTCACGGGAATAGACCGCGGCCGCGTCGATGTGGGCAATCAGGCCGGTGGCGTACAGCACCTTGATGATGCCCTTGACCATCGGCAGGTACTGGACCATCGGCACCCAGTCTTCCACTTCCCGGTTGAGCTTGTCGCTCCACACCTTGAGCTTGGTGTTGTAGATATTGAGGGCCGCTTCCTTGCCATCGCACAGCAGACCATCCTTGGCCGCCGTCATGCACGACAGCAAGAGGCTCTTGCGATCGGCTTCGAGCAGGTCGGGCTTGGCCTGAATGGCCATCAAGGCGGTGCGCATGAAGCGCTCAAGATCCAGGCCGGGGGGCAGCATCTTTTCGATGCTGGCCTTCTGTTGCCGAAACTCTTGGCTGAACGTCTGAAACGGCGTCAGTTCGGTGGTGGGGTCGCTCATGATTGCTTCTCTCCCTGCTCGCTGATGCGCACGTTGCGGTACGCGCGGCGCTCATACTCGGTGTGGCTGGCCCGCACCGGGTAGCCGCTGATTTTCCAGACATAGCTGGCGGCGCGGTCGGTGCAGATGAAGGTGGCCTTGGTGGTGCCGGCGGAAAGGCCGAACCCGTCCAGCCCGGTGACCTTCTGCGCGGCTTCGATGAGGGTCAGGATTTCCGCCACGGCGGCCTTCTTGGCGCCCTCGGCGCGCTTACTGTCGCCCGCGGCGTTCTTGTACTGCTGGCACAGATGCGCGATGCGCGGGTTGTCCGACACGTCGATGGTGCTGCCATCGGTTTCGACATAGAGATCCTTGACCGTCTGCGCATCCTTGGCAAAGTCCGGCTCCGGGCTCACGCCGGCATCCAGGCGGGCCCAGAAGTGCGCCACCTTCTCGCGGATGAGCGCGCCCAGCTCGGGATCGCGCTCGCGCAGAATCACCTTGGGGGTGTTGCCCCCGACCAGCGGCGCAATCATCGACCAGCCCACGTTGGCCACCTCGAGTTGGTGCTGGACCTGAAACTCGATGTGCGGCGGCGCTTCCACCTCATCGCCGTCTTCGACCCAGTTGCGGCGGAACTGCAGGCCGTCCACGTTCTTGACTTCCATGATGCCGGGGCCGTGCTCGAGGAACATGCGCTGGGCGAAGTCCGGTCCCTTGAAGCTGTCCACGATGCCGGTAATCTGGAAATCGAACGAGGAGCCCATGCGCAGCTCGGGGATGCGCATATAGACCTTGAACGGCTCCACCAGCAGGCCGGTATCCTCCGCGATGCCGTGGGCGATCGCCGCTTCCAGGCGGTTGCCCCACTTCATGCGCTCGTTGGCCTCGAATTCGGCCTTGAGGCGTCCGGTCTTGAGGTGGTGCAGCTGGTACTCGGTGGCATAGGGCGAGGCGCCAAAGAGCGCGGCCGCCTCGGTGCTGGTGACATCGGCTTCACGCATGGCGAGCCACTGGGCCTCGGTGTCAAAGGCCAGGGTTTGACGGGTGAGTTGCATGGGTTGCTCCGGTAGTTTGACCCTGCCGCCTCCCTGCAGCAGGAGATTGCATTGTATTCGCATGTAATCCGTTTGTGCAACTGATGTTTTGTTGCATCGTAATCCGCGCAAAGCACCTTGACATGGCACAATGGGGGCCTCACACTTCAATGCATACACCGATTTGGACCCGATCATGGACATCCGTACCGAGCACGACATCACGCCGGAAGTGGTGCGGCAGCTGCGCAAAGACTATGGCCTCTTTCAGCGCGAATTCTGGGAGAGTGTCGGCAGCACGCAGCCTTCCGGGCACTGGTTTGAGAGTGGCAAGCGCAAGGGCATCCCCAAGTCATTGCGCATCCTGATTTTCCTGCGCTACGTGGCCAAGCTGGACCTCGACGTGTCCGACCCGGACAAGGCGGCGCAGGTGGTGCTGCTGGGCCAGGAGATCTCCGCGCGTGTCGCTTCGATGCGGGCCCAGCAGGAAGCCCGTGAAGCCGAGAAGGTGGCGCGCGCCGCCGCCAAGCAGGCCAAGAACGTAGTGCTGTAACCCACCCCGCCCGACCGGGCACATTGGAGAGAGAGTAAATGCCAAAGCCGTTTAATGATTCCCTGGCCCAGCTGCGCTACGGCGAGCTGCACGAAGAACTGTCCGACAAGCTCAATGAGCTGGTGTCGGCGGTCGACCGCGCGCAGAAGTCCGGCAAGCTGGTGCTGACCCTGAGCCTCAAGCCGGGCAAGGGCGGGCAGATCGAGATTGGCGACGAGATCAAGCTCACGCTGCCCAAGGAAGAAAAGGCCAGCTCCATCATGTTCGCCACCCCGGAAGGTAACCTCCAGCGCGAAGACCCCCGCCAGAAGACCTTTGAGGGCATCCGCAGCGTGGAGGGCGAGCTGCAGGCCCGCCGCGCGCCGCTCGAAGTACCCGCCCTGCAGGTCCGCAAGACCGGCACCGAGTAACCCCATCATCCAACCCAATCACTGAAAAAGAAGACATGGAACTGAACGCCGAAACCATCCTCAAGGCCGGGGCGGCCATCGCTGACATCAACATCGTGTGCGACGTGCCCGTGGCGATCGTGCCCGAGGGCTACCACCTGCAGACGCTCGAGCGCCTGCTCGAACAGGAGCGCCCGCTGCGCCATAAGGGTGTCCAGCAGCTGCTGGATGCCGATAGCTTCATCCGCTACGTGGCGCCGCATGTGGAAGCCGGTGGAAACGTGCGCCTGCTGTACCGCATCGAGCCGGACCCGGTCTTCAAGGCGGTGCTCAACGCGGCCACGCCCGAGCTGACCGCGCACGAAGACCACGGCGCCACCTACAACGCGCCGTTGTCCAAGGAATGGAAGACGTGGAAGCAGATGGACGGCGAGGCCATGCCGCAGGAGAAGTTCGCGCTGTTCATCGAGCGCAATCTGCTGGACATCGCGGACCCGGCCAACGGCACCATGATGGAGCTGGTGACGAGCTTCCAGGCCAAGAAGGGGGTGAACTTCGCCAGCGGCGTGAAGCTGCAGAACGGCCAGCAGCAACTGGTGTACGAGGAAACCATCGCGGCCAAGGCCGGCGAGAAGGGCCAGCTGACGGTGCCCGATGAGATCACCCTGCGCCTGCCGGTGTTCGAGGGTGCGCTGATTGCCGACGAGCTGACCGCCAAGTTCCGTTACCGCATCGACGGTGGCAAGCTCTACATGTGGTACGAGCTGGTGCGCCCGCACAAGGTGCTGGAAGTGGCCACCAAGGACTTGCTGCTGCAGATTGAGCAAGGCACCAAGCTGGTGGGCTTCAAGGCCGCGCTGTAACCTGAGCAATGGCCTAGCCGGGGCAGGCATTGAATACCCCGGCAGGCAATGCAGCAACGCGGTAAGTGGGTTGACTGCGCCCACGCCCGCTGCGCTGTGAGTTGCCCGACTGGTCCCCGTAAGGGGCCGATTTCCGGCCCCAGCATCGGGGGCCACAAGCTGCACGCACCGACCAGTGCAGGGCGACGGCTCGCCCAGATCGAAAGCGTGTGCCAGCGCGGAATGATGCGCGCCAGCCGGGAGCGTTGCCCGGCCCTTTTTTTCATCCGACACACGACGAGGACTACATGATCCTGACTGGCTACGCCCGCCTGGGCAAAGATGCGGAAGTCCGCTATATGCAGGACGGCACCCCGGTGGCGAACCTGGCACTGGCCTTCAACTACGGCAAGAAGGATGAGCAGGGCAACCGCCCCTCGCAATGGGTGGACGGCGCCTTGTGGGGCGCGCGCGCCGAGGCGCTGGGCCAGTATCTGGTCAAGGGCCAGGGGCTGGACGTGACCATCGAAGATGTCCATATCGAGACCTACCAGAAGAATGACGGCACCAGCGGCAGCAAGCTGGTGGGCCGTGTGGCGATCATCGGCTTTGCCGGCTCCGCGCCGCAGCAACAGGGCCAGGGTGGCTATGGTGGCCAGCAGCAACCGCAGCAGCAGCGCCAGCAGGGCAACGGTCAGCGCGGCCAGCAGACCCAGCCGGCCGCCGGCCAAGGCCAGAACGGCTACGGCTCGCAGCGTGGCGGCCAGCAACCGCGCCAGCAGCAAGGCCAGGGCCAGCCGCGCCAGCAGCAGCGCCGACCCGATAACGGGTTCGAGGAAATGGACGACGACATCCCATTCTGACCCCCGCGCGCCATGACCTCAGACGTGATAGACCAGGCCAACGAGCGCGCGCAGGTGGCGCTCGATGCCGCCATTGCCGCGGCCCGCAACCAACCCAAGACCCATGTGCAGCCGGTGTTTTGCCTGAACGAGTGCGGCGAGCGGACCCAGCCGGCCGCGCTCTACTGCTGCGAGGAGTGCAAGAGCGACCACGAGGCCCGCCAGGCCACGCTGCGCCGCAAGGGGGTGCGATGAGAGACCTAGTAACAGGGCGTTTTCTTCTTGGCTCCGTGCCGGCGAACAAGCGGCACGGCATGAAGGACACCCGCGAATACCGCATATGGGCCGGCATGCTGAACCGCTGTCGTAATCCAAAAGTGAAGGCGTACCCAGACTACGGTGGCCGCGGCATCAAGGTGTGCGATCGCTGGGTGCTGTTCGACAACTTTTATGCCGACATGGGGGATTGCCCGCCAGGCTGGACCATCGAGCGCCGCGACAGTAACGGCGATTACGAGCCCGACAACTGTGAATGGCTCGACCGCACTCGGCAAAACTGGAACCGCCGTGATAGCCGGCTTGTGACTTTTGATGGCGTGACGAAGCCACTCAATACTTGGCGCCAAGAGTTCGGTATGAGTTCGTCATCGCTCTACAACCGCCTGCGCAAAGGAATGACCCCGGAGCAGGCGCTACTAGACGGGAAGAAGGAATGAGCGAAGGCGCAGTAATGGGTGTCACCGGCACCATCAAGACCATGGCAGACGGCACCTTTCGGGTGGTGGTCGACATTGAGCCACGGTTTGCACAGGAAGCGTTCCGCTTGTTCGGGGCACCGGGCACGCCGGTGGCGTTGGCGCGGCTGACTACTGAGGCGGCCGTGGCGCAGGACCGCGCGCAGCAGGCTGCAGGCCAGGCCGCGCCAACCCCCGC